CCAGGTTCATACATAACAACAATAGTATTGTCTGATATATGCTGTAAAAATTCTTCTATCATCATTAGATTACTATTTCTTTTTTCTTGGTGTTTTTGGCTTGGGCTTTTTAGTATTCTGATAAATGTCACCTTCATTGACGACTCTAAAACGCATACCTCTTTTTGCCGCCCACTTATTTGCTGCTTCCCACTTCGCATAATTCACTACTACTTGCTGTGCTTCGCCGCGCTTTCGTGCAAGATCAGGTCTACTCTGCGATGCAGGTTTAATTTCTATTAGTTCTGCATGTTTCTTGCCACTGCTATCTAAGTATGTCATAATAAAATCTGGAACATAAGAAGTTAGCTTACCAGTTAAAGGATGCTTGTATGTAATTCTTACTGGTTCACTTGCCCAAGCAAGAACGTTTGGGTTGTTATCACAGAATTGCATGAATGTAAGTTCCCAACTACTTCTAAATGTTGGTGAGCCTGCACCTGCATACTTATCTTGGTTAGTTACTTTGTATTTACCTTGATGATATTTGCTCATTTTATAATAGCTCTTGCGATATATTTATTAGGATTACGGTTCTTCATTGTTCCCGTCTTGTATCCAAATCGCAATGCGCTATTGACTAAGAATGAACCTAAGTCATTTAATTTAAAATCACTTGATAGTTGATCTGTTAGATACATCGGACTAACATTATATGCTTTTGAAATTTTTACGACTTCATTTGCATACTCTTTTGCACGTGTTTCTGTAAAGCCTTTTCTTACAAGTTGAGCTACAATAATATCAATATTCAAAATCGTATCCCCCTAGTAAAGTTTCTTAGCGCACTGATACCTCTTTGTGCAGTATTTCTCAATGAAGAACTAGGACTAGATGAACTCGAAGAATTACTTGAAGTTCGGCGTCTGTTATTTCTTGATGAATTTATAATACTATCTCTAACTAAGTCGCCGCCAATGCCGAATCTACTTTGTGATGTTCTTCCAAGATTTTGTAGTGATCCTATTCCGGAGTTACCCATAATACCTTGAGCAATTCCGTTAGTAACATTTCCAATATCAAACTTTCTACCATTAAAGAATGAACTTGTCAATTCTTGTGATAATAAATTTCCCATTGTAGAACTATTAAATTGCTCAGTCCCGACTGGTCTTCCACCACTTGTTTGCAAGTTGCCTAAATTAGGATATAATGTTTCTGCCGCAAAGTCTGAACCGCTTGTATTAGTTCTAGCGCCACTATTACTACGTCCAGAAAATTCTGAACCGCTTGTATTAGTTCTAGCGCCATTGTTCTGGCGTCCAGCAAATTCTGAACCACTTGTATTAGTTCTAGCTGCACGTCTAGCTTCTATATAACCAGTTTCGTTACGTGCTTGTACTAATCTTTCTAATACATCTTTTCGGGCGTCTTCATCTTGTGCTTCTTCTGCTGCTTTTAATTCAGCATGTAACTTGGAAAGTTCAGCGATTTTTTGTTGTACTGCTTTAGTTTCACGGATATCATATTGTTCATCTGTTAATTGTTCTGGGAATGCATCCAGTTGTTCATATCCAGGCATCAAATCTTCAGATTGAAATTGTCTATTGTCAACTGCAGGATCGCCAAATGCTCGTAACTGATTATTTCCATTAAGATTTGCTCTTAATCTTGATGATATATATTGTGCTGAATCTACAGTTGCAGATTGTAAAATATATTCAAGTCCATAATCCATCCATTCTGGTAATGCAGGATCAACATTGTATGGAGTACCAAATACAATATTCTCAGGCTGTACAGTGAAGTCTATTGTTCTCAATTCTGATGCACTATAATCACTACCTGAAAATGTTATATTTGTAACAATAGGGTTGATTAAAATAATACGTTGTATGGTACCAGTAGTTTCTAAATCGCCGAACCAATGAAATAAAGTAATTCTCTCAAAATTTCTAAAAGCGTCATTGTCGCCCACTAATTTTCTACCAGTGTTACCACCCTCATTCAAAGATGTTTCTAATGAACCATTGTCAACATTCATGTCACTATTTTTAAAAAATCTACGATATATACCTTCAGCTAACATCATTGTGTTGCCGTTAACAGTATCATACATTGTAAATGTTACTTCTGGGAAGTCAACACGTGTCGGGACATATACTCTTTTACCATATTTGTCAACTGGTTGAGTAGTAGTTTGTACACTTATTGGTGAAACTGCTCTACACAACCCAGATACGTCATCCATGATTTGTCCATGTGCACCTTTCCATTCGGTGTACCACATATCGGATAGTTTTGGGGCAGAAGAAATGGCTGATCCATGTGGTGAATCAAAGCCAAATTTCTTTCTTGCTCCGCTACTATCTGCTAAGATTGTACCTGGTGTACGTCCCTCATGAAGTTTACGTTCCGCCATTTTTTATCCTATTATTAACCTAGAATGTCTGAGTTATTAACGAATGTTTGACCTGGCATAATGTTGTCATCTGTGAATACTGCATTGTCATACTGTAATGTTAATGCAATTGTCACTGGATCTGAAACAGCGTAATCTGATTGTGAGTAGTCAGTGTTTGTTAAGAAACAACCTTCTAGTTGCCACTGTTCGATTGGGTTACCTGAGTTACCATCTAGTGTCTCAATTAGTGTTGAGAATTTGTAGTTAGTACCTGCTGAAGGACCTGTTTGATTTTTATGATCTAACTGTGATTGTAGTTGGCGACCAACTAGCTTTGTTAGATTGTTAGCAACATCATCTCTTAGAGTGATTGTTACTGGTTCCCATGTGTGCTTACCCATCATATACATACGTGAGTTGTATGAATCTACTGGGATTGACTCGTGTGATACTTTCGGACGTGTTACATTCATTACTTGACGTGTGAATTCACTTGTCGCTTGCGATATTCCGCCAAAGCCTGATACTTGAACACGAAAACGATAGTTTAGTTTTGGCTGTAAAATACCACCACCAGTAACGTTGTCACCAGAATCTGTAGGTACACCAAAATTTTGTAATGTTCTTGCCATTGTTATGTCTCCTAATAATAGTTTGCAAACTATAATGTTATACAAGTATTTATCAACTAATGCACTTATTAAAGTTGTAGTTAATAAAAAACCCGACATTTCTGCCGGGTTTTAAAGATTAGTTCTGAATTACTATATTATAGTGCTTCACCTGTGTTACGAATACGTAGTGGAATGTAGATAAACTCAACTGCTTTTGCTGGCTGAATTGCAACATCTACCCATAGCTCGTTTCTATCGATACGTGCTGGAGTGTTGTTTGTATCATCACATACTACTAAGAAGTCATATAGACCTCTGTTAGTTACTAGTTCACCACAGAAACGTTCTACTGCATCACGCATGTTGTCACGTGTGATTTTGTCATTCTGTTCGAATAAGAAACCACGTGATAGCTGATCAAGATTGAAACGCATGTAATTTACTAGACGTGCTACATTAACACGATCCATTGCTGATGCATATGATTGAAGTGTTTTCTGACCATATACTACTAGACCTGTGCCTGGCATATCTGCAATTGGGTTCATACGGTTCATATAAAGAACGTCACGCTGACCTTCTGTTAAACGTACACGTGAGAATTCATTTTCATCTGTTACATAGCCTACTTGTGAAGCATTCGATACTACACCACGTGTCAAGCCTGCTGGTGCGAACCATGGGAATGATACTTGATCTGAGAATGCAATAGTGCGTAGTGCAACTGCTGATGCTGGAATTACTACATCGTTACCTGATAAATCTGTTGATAGACCATGTGGATAGTAGATACCTGCATATGCATCTGCTGGTAGATTTGAATCTGCCCATGCTTTTAGTGAAGTTGAATCTGATTTCAATGTTAGCGGAGCGTCACCGATAACGAATGCGATTTCTTTCTTATCTTTATTAAGAGTAATCATTTCATCCATTAGTTCTGGGTAACCTGGTGCTGCAATTAAATTGAAGTATGTTGATTCTGCACGAATACCTTCGTTGCCTGCTAATGCTGCTTGCATTGCTTCTACAACTACACCACGTGTTGCTTCTGAACCGAAACGACCTGAGCCATCTAAGTTTAGACCTGAAGCCCATACCCACTCGCCATCTGTCCAACGCTTAACGTTGTATGTTGAGTAATCCATGTTTACCATTAGAATATTTTCTGGGTGTAGTTCTGCATTTGGTGCTTGTGCATGTTCAGTACGAGAATTAGCCGCTCCATTTTCATCGAATGGTGCATCGTTTGAGTAGTGACCGAATACAAGACCGTTTGTTGATGATTGGTCTGCATTGTCTAATTTAACCCAATCTGACCCACTCCAACGATATACTGTTGGGTATGGCATTGCATCTGAATCTACCCAGATATCACCTGCTACTAAAGCTGATGTTCCATCTTTACGCTTTGTTGGTTTACCTGAACGTAGTTGTAAGTCTGCTTGACCTAAACCGTTAGTGTCTTCTGACCAACCATATGCTGACCATGCCATTTCTGAACCATTGAATTCATTGCGTAGAATTTCAATTTTCAAATCTGCATCAAACCATAATGTGCCTTCAGCAATATCACCTGTTGG